CACTTGGTGGTGGTTCAACACAGATTGGTCCAGGATGGGCTAACAACGTTGAAACAAATATGAACACCAAGTATATGACTAATGGCATCACTGTTAACTATGCTGCTGTTGCTGCTATCGTAAACAGTCAAGGTATTCCACTTATTCAAGACGGTTCTGGAGCTGTGTCTGGTATGTCTTGGATCGGTCGAGCTGGTGCTCTTGGTTCAGGCGTAACAGGTACTATCGTTACTGTTGCTGATACTAACTGGCTCGATCAGTCTCGTTTCGTTGTTGGTGGTACAACTGCACAACAACAGAACGTACAGGCTCTTGACGATATCATTAAAGGTATCGTTGCTGGTACTGTCGGTGGAACAATTAGTGCACAGGGTAATGGTGCTGCTGCTTCTAATGGTGCAGCTCAGCAACAGAATCAAGCTCCTACTGTAGTAAGTAGCGCTCCTGGTACACCTACTGTAACTTCTTCTACATCAAATGGTACTACTACAACAACCAGCACCTCAACAAGAGGCACTACTGTTGAAACTATGAACGCTGTTCTTGGCGCCACAACTACTACAGTTTCTAAGAATGATGTAGCTGCTAAGGTTGGTAACAACATTAATGTGACGAGAACAACTACTACTGTTAACTCGACACCAAGAACTACTACCATTACAGATACTACTCCAATTACAACTGTCACCACAAACGTGACACCAAGAACCACTACCACTACAACTACACCAGTTACTGTGGATACATACTCTGATGGTTCTACTGTTTCTACAAATGGTACACCAGTTGTAACAACTTCAACTCAGAATGTAACAACTTCATCAACGTCAACTGCTAACGAAGTTGTGGTTACTACAGTTCGCGACACTATCGTTCAAACAACAGCTGCTGATCAAACTCAGTCTGTATCTGCTACTGGCGGTAAGAACGCGATTGCTCTTCGCAACTTTAATTTGTTTATGATCAATCCACTCAACCAGAAAGATGGTTCTTGGGTTTCACCATTTGCTTCTTATGCAAAGGTAAATGGTTCTTATAGAACTGGTGGTACTGAAGGTGGTTATCAGTGGACTGCTGATGGTAATACATTCGGTGTTGCTTTTGCTTATAGTGGATACAATAGCGGTAATATGATAGGTTCTACTGTTGATGGTCAAACTGTTTCAGGTAATGCTTATGGATTACTAAGAGACAAAGACTATTGGATGAAACTATCATTAGGTGCAGCTACTGGTGAAAACAAAGTAGCAACATCAATCCCATCATTCGCGCTATATAATAACAATAAGTTTAGACAAAATAATTATTATGCTGATATCGCATTATACACACCAGAAAGCTATGCTGGTTTTAGACCAATGGTTGGTGCTACGGTAAACGCTAGTCAGATTGGAAACGTTTCTGAATCTGGTTCGCCTCTGTTATCAACAGCTCCAGATAAGGGTGTAACAAAACAAGTTAATCCTTATGTTGGTTTAAGATATGACTTTGATACTGATATGAGTCTTGAAGGAAAGGTTACACATAACCCTGATTTCAAAACTGTATTTGGAACAAAAGCAACTATTAAAAAAGAAATATTTGATAATGTATATCTTAATGGTGGCGTAGGGTTCGATAAAGGATCTAACTATCAGGCTGTAACAGGTACTGTTGGTGTAAAAGTCGCCTTCTAATTATCTGTTGACTTCTAGAGTAGATATAGTATACTATACTTGTCTGCTCTAGCTAGACCTCTACTTTCCTAAATAATATATTAAAGGTTTTACATCATGACTTTTCGTGAAATAGTATGTGTTTTGTTATGGTGTAATTGGATGGCTCTAATCGCACTATCATTTGTGTTAGCTATCCATTTTTGGCAGTGAATATCGTTAACAACTAAGGAGTAAAATAATGCAAAAGACTATCGTATCGGCGCTCGCTCTTATTGCGTCGGTGGCTGCAGCTTCGGCTACAGACCTTCCAAGCAAGTCTGCGCCAGTGGCACCTTCAGCTGTAAGCTCATCAGCTTCACAGTATTATGTTGGTGGTAATGCTGGTTGGGATACCCAGAGTTCGCGTGCTTATTCGGTTGGTGCTGTTGCTGGCTGGAACGTCCTACCGTTCTTCGCAGTAGAAGGTACATATGATCTCGGCAGATCTGATCAAAAGACTCGCGGTGATTGGAATTACAGCAACACTTTCGCTGTAAACGCTGTACCACAGTACAAGGTTCCTGGTACTGACGTAACCGCCTATGCATTGGGTGGTGTTGGTTATCGTTGGAATACTGTTTCTACCATTGCGGACAAGTCCGTTTATAACTGGGGTGGTGGTGTTAAGTACGAACTCACTAAGAGTTTCGATGTTGACGCTCGCTATCGTAGAATCGATGCTATTGAAAGCAAGAATCGCAATAGCACATCAGCTGAAGATCGCGTCACTGCTGGCGTGAACTACAAGTTCTGATATGAAGAAGGCGGGATTGGTTCCCGCCTTTTTTATTGCCTAAAAATTTCTAATACTCGATTGACATATTGTGAACGCTCCAGTTTAAATACTTGGGGCGTTTTTTCGTCATCAACTGTTATGATAATAACAATTTGCGGAACAGCAATCTTATAAATCCATTCAAACATCATAGCGTAACAAGTGGCTTGAATGAAATAGTTTTCAATCCATTCTGCTTTCTTCATCTTCTTAGATGTTTTAAAGTCAATGATAGAAAGCATACCATCATATTCAGCTACAAGATCGGTTCGTCCAGCGCATCCGAGAGCCTTTGAATAAAGAGGGATTTCAACACCAACAATATTATCAACATGATCGTCTAGAATCTGTTTGATTGGCTTGAAAGATTCTACATTGATTGGCATTTCCTTTTCACCATAGAACTTCTCTTCATTAAGAACATAGCGTTCAGCAATAGCATGAATAGCAGTTCCTCGACGAGCAGCTTGTACAGATATCTTCTGTGCTTCTTCTTCACCAACTCTTTTTCTCCACTCTAATAGAGCAGTTTTATCTGTACGCTCTCCGATGATAGTTGTAACAGACTTTAGTTTTGTCACACCATCAGGCAGAACGTAATGACGCTGACCATCGATCGTCTCGGTGGTCAGCTCAACAGTTGGTACGAATTTATGATTAAAGTATTTACGCAACAATTCTCAGTTTGTCCTTTTGAATAATATAATCCTTCACCATCGCACTTCGGACAATATCATGTTCGTTAAAATCAATGAATGTAAACGACTTCAGTCTTTTGATAATACTCATGAAGTCAACTAGACCATTCTTCTCATGTTCTCTTGTGAAGTCAGACTGACGAAAGTCTCCACAAAAAATAATTCTACAGTTTTTACCAACTCGAGTTATTACAGAGTCTAACTCATGTAATGTCATGTTGGCAATTTCGTCCACCACAATAATACAATCATTGAGAGTAATGCCGCGAATAAAAGATGTGGAGATAAATTCAACCAAACCCTTGGACTTAAGATACTCATAAGAATCCGAGCGACCGAAGAGCTCTGTGCAGATGGCGTAGTAGGGTGCTTCATATACCTTTGCCTTTTCTTTTGAGTTACCTGGAAGAAACCCCATGTCTCTGGTCGGAACGACGCTACGAACAATAACGAGTTTCTTATATGGACTACTTTCAGATAGTATTTGGTTTAGTCCAAGATACAACGACACGAAACTTTTACCAGTGCCAGCTATTCCGTGAAGCATTAAATTTTTACCATTGTGATATGCTTCGAAAGATAACTTTTGATTTTGTGTAAGAGGTTCTATCGTTTTAAGATTGAAGTTTAATTTCTCCTGATTATTTACCTTTTGATTCGTTTGTCTAAGAATACGTTTTTCTTTTCTTGTAAGTCTCTTAGTATCCATTATTACCCTTCAAAAATTATTAATGGTACTCCTCTTCAATCCCTTAGAATTACCCTTCTTAATATGCTTCAACAGATCACGAAAACCTGCATCTGGTTTTTGTAATCCTCTGCCAGAATGGATCATAGGTGCACCATTTACGAGTTGAGTTATGTGTTGGTTATTTTTCAAATACTCATCTAGAGCAGAGATAGTCATAAACTCCTCAAACTCTTCGCCAGTTTCATTATTTAAAAACTTATATGTTGGCATCAGCGACGATCCTCATATTCATAATCGTCCCAGTCATCTTCATCTTCCGTTAGAGCTGAGATGTCCTTGGTGCGGAGAGCACGCTCAACTCTTTTTTCTTTACGTTTATCAACAAAATTCTTAGGATTATTGCTGTAATAATCCTCGTCGTCATCGTGAGAAAAATCGTTCTTACGAAACTTTTTAATTTGCTGCTTGCTCATTCGGAATAAGTCCTGGAAGTCCCTTGGTTACGTGTTCTAGAGTAATGCCCTTAATTGGTTTCTTGTCCTTAATGGTACAAAGAAGTTCAGCATCCTTTGGGGCAATGTTTTCGAGGAGCTGAACGAACATAGTTTCACGCTTCAATTGAGGAAGATCATCATAGAATCCCTTAATGTAGTAGCGAAGCTTTTCTGTTTCTTTAATGAGAATATGTTCTTGATCAGGTAGATCATTTGGCTTATATGGAGGCACACCAGGAGGAAGCATCCACACAACATTAGGATCATAACATGCTTGAAGAATAATACGAAGTGGGAGGGTATCATTAGCAGCAATCGCATCAATCTTTTCTTGAGTGCGCTTTAGTCTACCCACCTTTTCCAAAAACTCAGCCAAACCAATTTGCATTTTAAAACTCCGATATATGTTCAGTTAGATTTTTAAGACGATTAGAAATAAAATAATTCATAAGCTTGGAACGATCTTTTCCTTCTTGAGCGTTGTATGAATCCATTACCTTATTATGTATATCATCTGGCGTATTGCGCAGATCGATAAGTTTAAGATTACGCATATAATTACGATTATTAGGATGATCAAACTTACCAGCAATTCCAAGTTCAATCAATGCATCAATTTTCTTTTGTGTCAATGGCTTCTGGCGTTCGCCGACAACAAAGCAATTATCAGAAGAAAGTACGTTAGGTATGCCATCTCCGCTATCTCCTTTTAAGATATGTTCTTCAAGATAACGTTCTGGGTCGTTATGTGTGATCCACTTTTTACGAGTAGGATCGTACTGTTTCACATTAGCATATGTATGCAGTTGAATAAAATCCTTATCACCAGACAAGATAAGGATTGGATCTCCACCAACAGCTGTACCAAATTCTTCAACAAGAGTGCCGATGATATCATCTGCCTCTGCTGATTCAATATCAATAACTCTGTATGGGAAATAATTTTTAAGTTCTTGACGAATCTTGTTCATACATTCAAAGATAGATTTCCAATCCATCTCTGAAGCTTCTTGATTCTTTTTGCGATTAGCTTTATAGTATGGGAAAGCTTGGCGACGCCAGTAGTTGGTATTGTCGCAAGCGATAACCATTTCGCCATAATCTGCTGAGAACTTAGTACGGTAGGAACGAAGAGAGTTTAGAATCATATGGCGAACCATATTCTCTTCGAGTTGGGCATTGGTGTGGTTGCCTAATTGCATAAGCAAATTAGAAAGCATCACCTGATTCAAGTCGACGATAATCACAAATCACCTATTGTTTAGTGCTGTTCTTCAATTCGATATTGAGAGAATCAGCTATTCGCAAAGCTCCAATTTCTTCTGCATCTGGAGCAAATACATTCTCAGCAATCTGCTGGAACGGGTGGTATATATCATAGTATTTTGACATATAAGAACGAAGAGCTTCTACAATAAATGCTCCGTCTTTAATGTCAGCTATCTCGTCATCAGTAATCGAGAAACCAGAGATCTCTAATTGGTTGAAGATCATAGGAGCTAGATTAGCGATAGTTTCTTGGATGTGATACAACTTCATCATTTCAACATTACGAGTTATTTCTTCGATAGCAATAACTTCTCCTGAAGTACGAGAGTTTTGCTTAGGAAACTGAATCACGTTATTCGATACTTTTTCTATCAAATTATAATACCCTATTTGATATTATTAGTCAACACTTATTATTTAGGATTATGCATATCCCGTCAACCGAGATCCATATTCGGTGAACGAGAAATCGTAAACTTTGCATTCAGTTCCATCAGTAATTGTTTTAATTACCTGTTCTCTTTTACTAGGATCTACGTAGAAGATAAAGAACCCACCACCACCAGCACCGAGAAGTTTTCCACCGAGAGCTCCTGCTTCTCTTGCTCGTTCATACACTCCATCAAAGTATTCGTTTGTGATAGAAGTTTCGACAGCTTTCTTATCTAACCATGCATCGTGGAGAAGAGAACCAAAATCGTCTAATCTGTTTTCTTTTAGATATCTAGCAGCAACATATGCTTTGTCGCGAGATCTTTTAACAAGATCAAACTTAACACTATCGCTCATCGCAGCTGCTTGCTTTTGTAGAATAGAATTAGCATTACGTCCGCGACCAGAGTAAACAAGAAGCAAACGATCTTCTAAATTGCCCCATGTTTCTCTATTGTATGTGAGTGGTTTAATTTCAACAGATTCATCTTTATGAAACTCAAATAAATTCATACCACCATATGCTGATGCATACTGGTCTTGTTTACCAACTGGATACTTACACAACTCTCTTTCAATCATATATGCAGTTTGTGCTAGATACTCTCTCGAAACTAAAGAACTATGTTGATCTGGATTAGCAAGAACATTCACAAGACCAATTGTGAACGCTGATGAAGAACCAAGACCTGAACCCTATGCTAGAATAT